TCAATCTCTTGATCTATTACTGCAAGTGTTTCATCATTATCAATTACAGTTCTAGCTATTTGTTTATCTAGTTCTTTTGTAAATGTAGTTGATTTAATATTAGAAGATTTTGCTTGTTGTAATAATTCTAAATCAGTTGCCCAGTCTCTAATGTCAAATGAACTTGGGTACATAATCTCTCCATCAAATACTGTCTCTTGCCATAATGCAAATAATCTCCAAATTTGTTCTTCTGCAAGTTCCATTAGTTTTGCTTTCTGTGCAAGTCTAGCATTTAATAATTGAAATTCAGTTCTTAGTGCTATGCCAGATTGTATTCTTTCACCAGTTGCTCTAATAGAACCTACATGAGATAATCTGTTGATTGCTTCTACTTTGTGCATAATAGATTTAATTACTCCATCTAAATTACTTCCACTTGGTTGTAAGATATAAGGTTTTAAATTAGCATCAATGTTATCAGGAATTTCTATAATAGAACCTGCACCACCAACAGCTTCAGTATCTCTAGTTTTAACTAAGCTTGGGTGATTTGATATTCTAATAATTTGTTCAATCTCAGATAGTTCATTATAAATAGATTTTTGTAAATCAGCTATGTCAGTTAAATCAGAAACTCCTAAACCTCTCATAGGTGATCTTTGATTATATAAAATAACAGCAGGAATCTTTCCTAAAGGATTTGGAACTGACTCTACTAAAACTGGTTCGTCTCTATTTGATGTTGGTAAAAATACTGTGTCTATTTTATCTAAATACCAAATCTTATAACATTCTTTATCATCTTCTATTGATTCTCTAATCTTTAAATATTCTAAGTAGTAATATCCTTGTGGTGATCTTGCATACTTCCAGTCTAATACATTTTCAGGTGTGTAGATATTTAGGTATGGTCTAATTCCTTGTTCTAATTCTTCTCCACGTGTCATTACATTCGTTGATGGTTTGTCCACGATAATCCAACAATGTCCATAAACAGAAGCATAGTTTTGTATCTCTCTCATTAGAGCATCAAATGTTCTACCTTCGTAATCGCAATCATCTAAGAATTGATCTACTGAAGGGTCGTCTTGTAATGTTCCAAGTTCTCTAGTTGGTGGAACTCTAAATAGAAATGATGAATAAATATCTATTACGTTTCTTGCATGATTGTCTAATGGTGTGTAAGCAAGTCTTTTAAAGTATTCTGATTCTAATTCTAATTGGTACTCTTGCAGGAACTTACCATCAGAATATTCTTTGCCACCTAAATATGATCTGATGTAATATTCCCATCTTGGCATCATACCTTTGTATTGTGTGTGTTGCTGTTCTATATCTTTTCTTGTGTAAGCCATTATGAAAATCTTTTAGGTTCTGATTTAGGTAAGTTTGAAGTGATTGGAAATATGTATTCTATTGCGTAACCTAATGCGTCAGTCATGTGATCGTAACCATTGTTCTTTTCAGGTTGATTTGTACCTTCTTTGTAAACTTGTTTCATTAAGCTATTAATTAGTGTTTTGCAAGAAGGATTAATAAAAATACTTCTCTTACCATCAAATGCTTTTAGTTTACTGTTCACAGCATTAACTCTATCTCTAACTAAAGCATGAGTAGATTTAGCTTTAACATTTAAACCAGCATTTTGCAAGATTGTTAAATCAGTTCTACCACCAGCAGAAGTTTTACGTTGTCTTGAAGCTGGGTCAGGATAAACTATAATTTTATTCTTATTGTATCTGCTAAGTAATTCGTCAATAAACTCATCAGTATTAGAACTATAAATAACTATCTCGTCAAATACATAAGCGATATTATTTTTAACATGAAATAAACAAGCACTCATGGGATCAATATTAAAGTCCATACCCAAGTGTATAATAGCATCTTTATCATACTTACATTCTTGGACATTTAATTGACGATCAAAGTTGTAATAAACAACTCCTGAGTATGTTTCAAATGAAGCTAAATATTCTTGTCTAAATGTTCTCTCATCTAAATCTTTTTTAGCTTGTTCTATTTCTTCTGCATCAACTTGACCACCATCTAATGTTGTAAACTTAAATGACTTCCACTCAGGGTCATCACCTAATCCCTTTTGATATATCTCATAAGACCAGTTACCAAATCCTCTAGGTGTTCCTATAAATAATACATTACCAGTTACGTGTTTATCTGAGATTGTTGGTCTTAAAACTTCATTCCAAGCCATAGGGTCTATATCTGCATACTCATCAAGTAATAGAAAATCTAATCCTACTCCTCGTAAATTATCAGGTGATTTATCAGCACCTTTTAAACTAATCTGAGAACCATTCCTAAGTGTTAAAGATAGTTCTGTTTCATGTGCGTATTTAATCCATCTTTTTTCTATTACTAACTTCTTTAATTGCTTCCACATAATCTCTTTACTCATTCTGTAAGTTGGTGCTACATAGAATATCTTTGAGTTAGGTTTACGACTTGCAAATCTTAATAGTTCATACATAGCAAGATGTGTCTTGCCGAATCTTCTGCCAGTAATAAGAACTCTAAATCTTTTTGGACAAGTATATACATCTAATTGTGGTTTGCTAAATGGCATTGATTAATCCTCTTTGAATAAATTTAGTAATAACTTCTTCTTCCAATTCAACATCATGGTTATAACCTTTTGGTGTTCCAATATGGTTTGTATCTTCCATTGTATATCTATTCTTAGTTTTAAAGAAATCAAATGCTGTAATAGTTACTTTGCATTGACAATAATTGAGTAGCCAATAAATAGAAACAAAACCAGTAGTTGGTCTTTGATAATTATATCTTTGTATCATTAAGTTGTATTCTTCTTTGTTCCATAGCCAAGCTTTTTTCTTAACCCAATCAGGCATACGTTCTGCTCTCTTACCATCTTTTTCAAAGTTAAGTCTTACAATGCAACGTATATCAGGAATAGATTTTAATTTGTTATGACCCTCGTTTACTAAATTGTTAATCCATACATCACATGGTTTATCTTGAACTCCAAGATTCATTCTAACTATTGAATTGTATTTACTGTAATCAATCTGTTTTATTTTCTCGCCATTACCAATGAGTAATACATTCTTGCCTTTAAAGTATTCGTAAGGATTAAACATTTCTTATTACTGCTGTATTTGGTGTTAAGTGTTTGTGCATCTCAATCGTATGTGGTTTGTGCAAGAAGTTAAATGACTGAACTATATCAGCATCATGTATTACAACTGTATCTGTGTGCTTTAGAATATGGTTAAGATGTTTGATTCTATCTTTAACTAATTGTTCATGATCTAATAAGCACATTCCAAATCTTTGTGTTAATGGTATCTCTTTTCCAAAATCTATTTGTATCTGCTGATAATGTGAACCGATTAAATAGTCAAATCTTCTAGCCCAGTTAATCTCTTGTACGAATCCTACAACTTTAATTTGTTTAAACTTTGCTATCTCAACTAACAATGGTGTAGAATAATAACCACAACCAGTTTCCATTATATCTTCGTTAGACTTTAAAGCTTCTCTTACAAGTATTTGTTGGTGTGTTGCGTAAACGTCTATGAATTGTTTTTCTTCCACCATATATTTAGAAATATCTATAATGCCTTGATTATCAGTTGTTAATAAATAATCAACTTTAGATAGTTTATGTTCTTTAAAAGTTTCCCATATACTTGTGCCTATTTTAACTGCTTGATGTAAGTTCTTATAAACTAAACAGTCTATATGCGTGTAACCTTTATCAATAGCTGTCTTTAATCTTTTGTTGCCGAATATGCAGATCAAATAATCACTAGCCCAAAGTATTAAAGGATTAAATAGATTGTCAATATCAGGTAATGTTTTCAATCTGCGTTTAGCTAAATTGTCATTAAGGTACAAGTTATCTCGTTCTGATCTTACTTTAAGACTAAGCCAATTATGTTTGTTAAATTGATTTGAATACTTAATGAATTTAATTGGTACTGAGATTATGTTTGGATTCTTGTTTTGACTCACGAATCTTTTTTCTAATAATTTCTTTTCCATCTTCTCCAGTCCAATGTATTGTTTTAGCTATATCATTATTCTTGCCTAATCTTAAACCATGATATTCGTTAGGTAATCTATTGATCTTAAACTCATGTGCTACTTTGTTAAATGCTTCTTGATCTGATCGTTCTTGTCTCATCTCGCATCTGTCAAACCATTTGTCTAATACCTTTTTGTTTTTGATACCTACAATACCAGTTTGCCATCTGTCAGTTCTTACTGCATGATCTTTAGATAATAGGTAGTCATCTTTAATCATATCAAACATATCTGATATATCTGTCTTGATTTCTATGTCGCAATCTAACCAGATTATTTGTGTTGCAGGAACTTGCATTATAGCTTTAGGTTTATAAAACCAAGTTCTGTCATCTGTTGCAACCATAAGTTCATTTGGATATTTTTTAAGCATACCAAAGTTAGCTATGTATAATGGAATCTTAATATGCTTGTGATAACCTTTTAAGAACCAATCTAATATATCAACGAAGTCTCTATTAGCACCAGTAACAAAAGCTTTCATAACTGAATCTTAACTGTATTTGTATAAACATTAAACCAATCTGATGAGTAATCACAATCTTCGTACTTCTCAAAGTAACAACCACCTTCTGTAAAGTGTATGTTTTTAGCATTAGGATTATGTGGGTATTCGCCAACTAACCAATTCCATTCTAAAGGTAAGCCACCAACCTTATCAGTCCATTTGAATTGATGAAGTTCTAATCCTGATGCAGTATCAACATATTCTTTTGTAAGCTGATTGCATTTAGCTGTATTCATTAGCATTAAACTAGACCAGTTCTTTTTCTCATAAACAGTTTGTATTTGATTGCCGAACTTAGATAAATGCTTAGGTGTGTAATCGTGCTGACAAACCATAACTGCATAATCATCATTTCTTAAATCCCATAGTTCTTTGATGTCAGTCTTAAATAGCATATCGCAATCTAGGAATAATCCCCAACCTTTGTACTCCATAAGGTAAGGAACTATAAATCTACTAAATGAAAACTCAGTAGATGATAAAGTGTTTCTTGGTCTTGTGAATGAGTCTTTAAGGTTCGGCAGATATAGTGGTATGAATCTAACTGGTACTGAACTATGTCTTAGTATGCTTTCTGAAAGTATGTGGTAAGCTATTTTCTCTTTGCTATCATATCCAATAAAGACATTAATCATTGGATTGTAGTTTTTTTATTTCTATATCCTTTGCTTGTACTTCCTCGTTTAATCTGTCTATTTCTTTTTTAAGATTATAGATTGTTACTTCAAGATCATGCGTTCCTCGCAAACTTTTGTCTAACATCTTAGGTTTTTTACGACCACACATTTGTTCCACTTCCTATTTCTTTCTATTTTGATAAGTTCTTAAATACCTTCTGCCCAAAGCTACTGCTTCAGGTTTGCTTTTACCTCTATAACCCCAAGCTTCTAATGATAGCTTTAGTCTAGTCTTTCTACCCTTCTCGTCAAACAATCTACCTCTAGCACTTCCCATTCTAACTAAGAATGAACCTTTGCGTCTAAGTTGTAATGGCGAACTTGGTCTGCCTTTTACTGGTGGTCTTAGATTGCTACCAGTAGCACGATTGTATCTTGCTCTACCTGATGCACTTAATCCACCTTTTTTATTCTTATCAGAACTTCTTAAACTAAACTTTGCCATACTTGTTTGTGATAATGCTTATTGGTGCTTGTTTCTTAACTTTTAAATTATGTTTCTTCATAAGTAAATCTACAATACATTTAGAACAAGCTTTAATATGTTGCTCTAATTTGTTCATCATAGGTTTTTGGCAGAATAAACATTTACTCATACTTGATTACCCCAATTATCCCAACCATCTACTCGTTGTCTAGCGAATAGTTCTATTCTTGGTAAATCTCCACATAATTCAACTATATCATTTCTAATTCTGTCTGGTTTTCTGCTATGTTCCCTACGTTTATCCATAACTAATTGTCTTACAGATTTAGATATTCTTTTGGGTTTACCTTTTGTTGCAAGTAAACACATCTCAGGATTTGCTCTAGTCCAATAACCAAGTCCAGTAAAATATCCTTCTGACTTATTTTCTTTAACCCAAGTGAAAGCTACTGTTTTATATTTAAAGCCCCATGCTTTAATAACTTCCAAAGCTTGTGGTAACATAGGGTCAGTAACCCAAATAAGTAAAATACAATCATCTTCAGATATATTGCTAATAGGTAAATTACAAATATCAGAAATAGACATACAATCGTAATGCTGTGTAGCACTACGTTCATCACCTTTTTTAGACCATGATTTAAAATACCAAGCTGGGTCAGCATAAATAATATTATATTTCTTATTTGGAAATGGTATCATTTTCTACTTCCTTCATTTCAATAACTTCTTTTGGTTCTTCTACTATGTCATAGATTGGCAAAGGAACATTGTCGTCTGTGTTTTGTATTTTATCGGTTTGTCCAAGATAAACTTTACCTAACCACATAGCCATAATACTGGAATTTAGTTTAGTAGCTATATCAAATTGAGTTTTTCTAATTTTTTGTTTGGCTACATTAACCCCTTTGTTATAAGCTTCTAATGCTTGTTCGTTTCTATATAAAGTAGTCCTATGACAACCTATAATATTTGCTACTTCTTCCTTAGTACACATATAACTGGCTAAATCTTGTATTTGTTGCAATACTTTAGGTGAAAAATCAAATGCTGGTCGCCCACCTTTATCTATTACTTGTATGTCTTTATCCATATTAACCGATTGATGTATCGTAATATGCTAATTATTCTTTTTTTAACGATTTGTAAAGGAACTCTAATAAATCTTGGTTTTGATAAAGTATATGACACATACCATTAGCTAATGAATTGCAGGTTACTTCTTCTGCTTTAGCACTTAAATCTATTTTATATTCATCATGTAGTAAGTGGAATAGTTCGTGCAACAAAGTATTG